AGGGTGGTGGTGAAGGTCTTGCCGGTGGGGGCGTGCGAGATAAATGAAGGGGCAGGAGCGCGATAATTGGTGGGAAGAGGTGGTTTGAGGCGGGTTTAGACGGGACGGCTATGAAAGATTCTTGCGCGAGGTGAAATGCTCGGCAGGATCAAAAATAGCCGATCAGAAGAGCCAGAATATCTCCTGATCAACTCGGATCTCAGGACTTGGCGCCGGCAATATAGTCAGCCAGCACCTGATGAATCCGCTGTGCCAGCCCTGGCGGAAGCCCGCGGGCCGCATCGGGGAAGAATGGACGAGCCGGGATGTCTCCCCACAGGTGGGGGAAGTCCGCCTTCTTGCCGCCGAACTGCTGAATAGCGGCATAGCGCATTGAGGAGTAGACCTCGACGCCATTGCCGCCTACCAACCGCCAGTTCTTACTTTCTTCAGGTTTGAAGAACTGCGTGGACAGTGACTTCGTCTCGCCGATCAACGGCTTCTTGCTAGACAGCGCCAACTGGCCGCGCGCCGACAGACGGCCTTTGACTTTCGTGAAGTTCTTCGCGTTTCCGTGCAACATCCGACGCAGCGTGGTATCGGTGTTCGGCGCCCACGGCTTGCCGTAGGGGTCTTGCGAAACCTCAAACCGGGTCTTGGTGAATTCCACCACCAGCTCGCCGATCGACTTCAGCGCAGGCTGCGGGTTGTCGAACGCGTTAACCAGGCGCGCGAGTTCGGCATGGACGCCGGTGTCGGTGAGGGTGATCTGGATCATGGCTTTCTGCTCATACCTTGTCTATACTGGGATTGAGCGGTTGTTTCCTAGGGAAAGGTTGCATCGTGCCTAGCGGCCCGTCGGCATGATCCAGGTTCGAATCCTGGCGCCGCTCACTTCAAGCTCCCTTCGATGACGTGATGACCAGGTTGATTGAGCGCCTCCAAGTCATTGAACTGTCGCCCTGTGCGCAGGATATTCATGGCCTTCTTGCGCTTGATGCCATCGGCCCCTCTCTGTACCACCTCGTAATCCAACTTGACCACCAGCTTGCCAGGTCGCCCGTCAAGATCGAACACGTAGAGCAATGCCGGTCCGGTGTCTGACGCATCCAGTATGACCGCCCGTCGCTGGCCGATATTCGCTGGCAGATCCAGGAACCATTCCCAGGGCAGTGCATCCCGCTTGCTGTCTCGGTGTGCATGCAGCACATCTTCATCGCGGGTGACGATTTCGGCGGTCGCCGGGGTCACGCCAAGATTGTTCATCTTGTCGATCAACTGCGACTCGATCACGCCGATCACGCGCCAATCGCCTGTGGGCTTGCCGTCTTGCCTGACGCGCTCGGCCCAGGCACGGAACTCGGCCGCACGTTCTTCGATCGCCAGTACCTCGCGCGTCGATTCAGCCATCGCCGCGCCGATCGGCGCTGGCAACTTGACCAGCTTGGAATCCGCTAGCGCCCGCAGTTCGGCACTGACCGAAGCCCCCGGCGTATACGCAAAGCCCGGATCGATGCCCGCCAGATCGTCCGCCGCCGGCGCATTCGCCGGCCCGCGACCGTTGGCGATCGCTTTCAGATAATCGCTTTTCGGCACCGCGATGATGCGGCAATGGCAACCCCAGCCATTCGGCGCAAAGTGCGTCTTCCAGAAGGGATGATCGGGGGACAGCGTCAAACCATTCCACGACACATGCAGCGGCCGCGGGAACATCACCCCATCGCTGTGCTTGTACTGCCAATACGGCAGCACAGCCAGCAGCTCCGGGTCCGTGAGCTGCTGATACCGACCGGCGGCGTAACTGGTGGCCAGGTTCGTCTGGTAGATCACCTTGGTCCGCCAGGCCACGCCCGCCTGGCTTCCTTCCCCGGTCCATCCCGTCCAACCGTTCCTGGCCACCAGAGACTTGAAGTCCTTTCGGAACGCGTTCAGACCCGTACCGTCCACCTGCGTCTTCAAAACCGCAGCGTACAGGTCCGCCAGCAGGTCGGCCGCCTTGGCGCCGGCCACGATAAACGACCGGTCGTGCTCCTCGTGGCGAATATCATCCCAGCGCTCGCTCGGCAGATTCAGCTTGGCCTTGAAGAACGCCACCTGCTCGGCAAATGGCCGGTGATAGTCAGACACCGGCGCGTATCCTCAGCGCCGCCCGGAGGCCGCGGCCTCGTCGCCCACGTCCGCCATGCCGGCCAGCCGGGCCACCAGGAAACCGCTCTCCATCACCGCCCGCAGATCGTCGAGCGGCAGCCCGTCGTATGCCGCCAGCAGCGCCGCCTGCAGATCCTCCAGGCTCTCGGCGCTATCGACCAGCGACTCGATATGTGCCAGCACCGCCCGCCAGGCGCCGGCGGATTCCCGCTGCAGTCGCTCGGCGAGCGCCGTAACCGGCGTCGGGTCCGCCGACCCTGCCGAGGCATTCGCCACCCGTGCCGCCAGCGCTTCCCTCGGGGTCACTGGCGGTGCAGCAAGATCAGGTGCCGGCTGGCTCCCGAGCACCTCCTCGCCGTCCGCAGGCTCTGGAATGTGCAGCCGTTCGCGTGCCCAGGGCGCCGGAATCCGAAAAATCCCCGCCAGTTTGGGCAACGCCTCCGCGTACGAAACCAGGTCTTCCGGCTCCGAGGTATCAAAAACCAGCCGCGGGCAGCGCCGCAGACCGTCGATTCCCCCACGGTTCAGTGCCAGCAGGGGATACACCAGATCGCGCGTGATCGTCCCCGCCACCTGGCGCGCATCGGCGACCAGAATCTCGTGCCGCACCGAGTCATGCACCTTACCGAGCGCGTTCGTACTGGACTTGCCGTCCGCCTGGCTGGTCAGCGTCGCCCCCAGAATCCCTTTGCTCTGTGCCCGATCCGCCCAGGACATCATTTCCAGATGCGAACCCCCGCCCGTCGAACCCCCGGTGATCGTCTTCACTTCCAGCGTCATGTCCGCCGGCATGATCGCGCGCGCGTCATGCCCCAGCGCCGTCACCGCCCGCATCAGGCTCGATTTCTCGTCCGCCGTCGCTGCCGAGTGGTATTTGCCGACAATGATCGGCAACCCGTACGTCTCCAGAAACTCCGCGAAATCCCCCAGCGCATACGTCTTGTAGAGGAACGGCCAGCACAGCACCCGATACAGCCCCAGCCGACCGAGATAGCCCGTTTTCGCCTTGCCATGCTGATGCAGCACCCAGCCGAACGGCTGCAGTTCCGCGCCGTCGGCGCCGGCATCGCGCAGACGCAACGCGGTGCGATCGCGGGACAGCCTGAACCACTCCTGCGGCCGCGGATAAAACGCCGGCAGGTACTCCGTCCCCGCCCTTCGCCACTCGATCTCGATCGCCGAAAAGCCGTGCCCCACCCCATCCATGCACGCGAGGATCAAATCCTCGAAGTCGTCCACACCCTCCTGTATCGCCGCCTTGGCCCACTCTGCCGCGGATTTCTCGGCCGCAGACGCCGCACGCGGCGGCACGATGTCCCAATCCAGATTCAGCAGCGCCAGCTTGCGTTTCCCCATCTCCGCCGCGAGGTGAGGATCACGCTCCTCCATATCCGCGAACAGGCGGTGTTGACTGACCAGATCGCCGTTATCGGCGGCCCGCAGCGCCGAGGCCAGCTTGCTCGGCGAAAGACCGCCGAGCATCGGCGTCAGATATTGGTTTTCGAGCGTGCGAATCGTGCTTGTCTGCGGCTCGCGCAGCGTGCCGGTATCGAATGGCCGGCCGAACTGATCCAGAATGCGCGTCATAGCATGTGCCTGGAGGCGTACTCCAGGTCCTCCTCGTCAGCGCCCCGGCGAGGTGCCGAGACAAACCCGTCACACCGGCCCGGCAGGCCCTCGACCCGCAGCGCGTAATCCGCCAGGAACAAGGCAATCGCAAAATCCCCGTGCCGCTGCACCTTCCCGGTACCGCCGGCGCCCTGGCGCTGCGTCGCCGCATTCGGCAGCTTGGGCACCCCGTTGATCGTCCGGATGGCCCGCAGATCGTCCCGGCACTGATCGTCGCGCGGCAGCGCATCGAGCATGGCATCCTCGAACGACGCCTTGAAGCGGGGCATCTGTTCGCGGTAAAACGCCTCGGAGAGCCTGATCTGCTCAATCCGCGCCGCGCCGTAGCGATCCGCCGCATACTCCGCCAACGCCGCGCCGTTGCCGCCCGCATCCATCGCCCCGCGGCGCATTCTCGGCACGCGATCGACCACGTAGGTCAGAATCTGCTCCTGCTGCCGGAACGGGCAATTTCCCAGCTCGACCACCAGGCGCACGCGCCGCACCAGATCATGACCTTCTTCGAGCACCGTGATCACCGTCAGATCGCCGACCCGCGCAAAATCCTCGCCGAAGCCATGCCAGAGCAACGGATCGAGCCCTTCGAGGAGCGGCCGCAGATCCTCCGCGCACCAGGCGAGCACCTCCCGCTGCCGCTCGCCTTCCGGCAACTGCCCGAAACTGTCCGGCCAGCGCCGGCGCACGATGGGCGTCTCCAGCACCATGCGCGACTCGATCAGCGCCATCGACAGAAACACCCCGCCGCCCTCCGACGGAATCACATCGAGTTCCTCGGTAGCCGTCTCGCCATACATCGCGTAGATCTTGCCCACCCAGGCGGTTTCGGTCTTGTCCACCAACCGCTCACCCTGGATCAACGCCACCCGCTGATACAAACCCTGCGCCACCGCCTCGCGGAACGTCGTCCGATGCAGCGAATAGCCCAGCCGACCAGCCCGAATCGCCCCAACGATGTCGTTGAACGGATTGTTCGTGCCATTGTGCGACGAGAGCAGGCGCACCTTGCCGCCCCAGATCAGCATCGCCAGAGACGCCTTCATCAGTCCCGGCAGATCATCATGGAAGGCCGCCTCGTCGATCGTCACCCGGCC